CCGTCATATTAATTTACTTCCCTGAACAACGTATTGGAGTGTTTTTTTATTTATGTCTCTGTCAAAATCTCGAGGAATAAAAAGTATTTTTCTTGCTGGCATGTCTCGGGTTCCGTATTGATGAAACCTGGCTATGGGACTGTCGATAACAAAAGTCCCCTCCATCTCGGTTATTACATTTTTTGAACTAGACGCCATATTGGCAACGCTTCTAAAAAGTTCTCCAGTTATCATCATCATCGGAGCGCCAGGATAACGTTCGGCTTTTTGAAACGCATAGTCATCATCAAGAGGAGGCCATGCCCCCTTTAACATCGCCTTTGCAGACATCGCACCCATCGTTGTAAAGTTTTTTGAATAAGCTCTTTGTAAGTAGTCTTTTCCCCATTGCAAAACCGGCCTCATGTCATTGGCTCTGTCTCGCATGTTTTGCAGTCTGTCTACAGTATCTTTGCCCTGCCAGTCAACGTCCGTGACTGTTACTAAAACGTTTCTTGAGGCCACGTCGTTATACCCGAACTCGTCTATATTTCCTAATCGAACCAAGCTCGCTATCAAGGAATCCAGTCACAAGAGGGCCAGTACCACGCGTATTTAAGTCTTTTACGCCAACAACGTCGTCGTACATATTCTGCATTTCACGTGAAGCCGCTCTGATGATTAAGAGCCTAAAGATAGGTATTGATGTTCCGTCTAGGCCGGCGGTATAAGTTATTGTCACTAAATCGTCGGACCATCCGTAGTAGTAATCAATTCCATATTTTCTAGTGATGTAATCGACCTCTTCTTGGAGAACTTTTTCTGCTCCAAAAAGCGGTTTTACTTTTACTTCGTCAACCGAAACTATAGGAGTATTTTTTAGATAGACGGTTGGTGGAGGAGTGGCCCAAGTCGTTGTGTCGTTGCTTGGGCTTGACGTATATGAAGAGTTGTACGTGTTGTCGTTTGATGTCAAAAACGAACCCATTGGCACTCCTGTGTGATTGGAGTCAAGACGTATTTCTTCGGTAAATTCTTGGACTTCTATTGGTCGCTTAAGGAAAGCTTCCATTTCACTTTGAAGGCCAGCCAGAATTATTTCTGCAGCGTCTTCTTGGCGAGCGGACAATTTGATGTCCATATATGTCTTAATGTCGTTGACTGAGACAATCATGGCGGCTCCCGGTTAAAGCGATGTTGCAAATAAATGTTGTATCAAATTCTAACACCTAGTAATGACCTGGCCGAACACTGGGGTTGCTCGCAAGGTGATTCCGGTGTAGATTACGGAGATGAGCGATTCATCAAAATTTAATCCAACTGTTGAATTCGACAACAAAGAGATATCTGAAGCCAATATGAGCGTTTTAGATAGGGTCACTCAAGCGTTATTTGCATTATTTATGCCGGAGGGCGGAATTGAGTCTCCTGACGAAATTGACGATTTAGCAAATCAGTCTTTTGAAATGGCCACTGTAGTCATGGCAGTTGCGGGAATGAGCATTGTTGGGGAAAACATCGACGGCGATTATGTTGCACGGTTCAAGCCCTATAAGTCCTTTAGTGACTTTGCTATTAAAAACAATATTCAATAAAGAAGGATAAATATGTCAGAACAAGAAATTAAGGGCACTTTGTTTGCGGACCAAAACGCAAGAAGAGCCGCGACTGTAAACATTGTGGACAGGCTTCATCAGGGATTATTTTACTACTACACCGAGCATGAGCCTGAAATAGAAGATGACGACATAAAAGTAGAGTTGGGCGATTACATGTGGCAGGTTGCAACTACCCTTATGGCCATGTGCGGATTAAGAATTATTGGAACAGAAAGCTCAACTGGAAGATATTTAGCCACTTTTGAACCAGTAGAGTCTGTAAAGCAATTTTTACTGGAAAAAGACTTCGGACAGGAAAATGATTATTACTATGAAGATTTTCTAGAGGATGCTGAACCGGATGCCGGACTAGGACTGCATAGTTGGAGGCTGATGGATGAGAAAGAAGTTCTAGGGGACGAAGAGGACGAGATTACAACCCTTTAGAAATTTATCTTTTTACTTATTTTTTCCGGCTCTTTGGACTGTTGTTTTTGTTTTCGCCTGACCACTTTTGGCTCTTGTTGCGCTCGCAGGTGTTTTGGGTCCTGAAACTTTTTTCTTACGTTGCTCTGCTCTTTGCTGAGACCTCGCCAATCGAGGACGGATACCTATTCCTGGCTTCGTGACGGCAGAGTCTCCTCTTACTCGGTTCATCAAGTCGGAACTAGCCGCTCCCCGTGCCGTGTCTTTCTTGCCGCCTCTTGCTTTAGTAATTTGCAGCCCGTCGACTCTATCTTTAAAGTTTGACGAATTGATTCCGCCTTTCTTTATCGACCTTTTGCCTATCTCCACTCCGTTCCTGTTCAAACGCTTGGTTGCTTTTGCTTCAAGCTCACGGAATCTCTTCGAGCGAGTACGTCCTTCGTAGTAAGTTCCTTCTGCAGGCTTCGTTCTACTGCCACGACTGTTTCTGCCAGTAGACCTGTCCAGCAACTCTTCTGCTACAGACTTCGTCATCGACGAACCGTCTCGAGAGTCTTTTGCTCGTCGACTTAATGCCTTGGAGCCACCGTATCGTGCCATCTCAGCCATTTCGCCAAGTTTACCTTTATCGAAATTTGCTTTACTGACACCAAAAACTTTATTAGCCAATTCTGCAGCATTTGCCAGGGTTGTTCGTTCTCCAGCGTTCGGTTTTTTCCCTAAACGAATGTTGGCTTGAATTTCCTTAACCTTGTCAACAAAGTAGGCCGCATCGTCGGATATGTCTGGGCCGTAACGTACTCCTGGCATAATGTTCCTTACTTAAAGTCTTTTTACAAATATACCAGAAATATTTATCTGTCAGGATTGGGGGGTCTTTCGATAGAGACCGTAGATGACTCTAGTGAGCCAGGCGGAGCCTCAATAGGAATCCATGCTCTGGCGTAATTGTGCTCTTTAATTTTTCTCACTTTATAGAGACTTCCGTCAAGCATTAGAGAGAGTTCTTCCGAACGCATGCAAAGCATGTCTTCAAAATCTGAAATACCGTATTTACCAGAACGTCTAAGTGTTCGGATTATGTCTGATGTTTTAGGAGCCAACACATGGGAGTGTCCCCTATTGAGCCGAAGGTGCATCATCATGGCGTCCATTTTGTCAACGTCGTGGTACACGACCGGTATTTTTCCATCGCTCATAGCAAGAATTTGCGGAATATTTGTTGCCAGCAAGTATCTTTCCGAGCCGTCGATTATTTCCCCAGTGGCAAGCCTGACGTGTATCGGCTGAATGAAGCCAAACTGAGACAAGGAGGCAGAGATAACAAGCATCTCTGGACGCAGGGGGGAGGTAGCTTTCCATTCAGGAACAGAAAGCAGGGACGGTTCAACGTATTCGATTTTAATATTCATAGATATCTGCTCTTTCTAGTTCTAGCGCTCGCACAGCATGAGCGCGAGTTTTGGGACCCACAGGGGTCGGTGAATTAACGTCAATATCATTAAGCATTAAGTTTCTTATCAACCAGCTGACTGGATATCCATGAGGGTCACCAAGATGTTTTTTTCTAAATTTTGAAACATAAACACGAGCCTCCGTCTTTCGCCTATCACCTATCAGGTACTTGTCGATAAACGCAGACGCCCCATCAAATCCTCTTCGCGCATAACTTTCTATGAGTTTTTCTGAATCGAAATCAGCCCATAAGCGTCTTTGAGCGTCTATGTAAGGAAAGCAATCAAACAGTCTGTCATAAAATTCCGGTTCAGTAGCAACCACATCACCTATTCTGCGAATTGCCGTAGCATGAAGTGGAATACCGACCCTCGTATTGCTCCCTGTGGTTACGGCCAGGTCGTAGTACTCGCAATACTCAGCGTCATGCTCTTCAATAATGAACTTAAATACATCATTTGTATTCCAGTCATATATTATTTTTGCAAACTTTAACGGGATTCCCTTTTTCAACTTATATGGGATATTGATGTAGTTCTCATGAAGCTTTTGAACCACGGAGCGATAACGAACCATTGATTCACTGGCTCTAACACCAGTCAGGAAAGCTACGTTCCCCCTTTTTCCCTGCATTGTGTAATAGTCCGTCTGTTCAGGAAGAGAAACTTCATGAGTTAAACCAAAATGCTTACCACTAATAGCCCATGGAGGCATCGGCCTAACCCATCTATCTTGTTCGAATCTTTGCTGGCTCCACAAAATAGTAGTAAGCCTATGACCCAAAAACCATATCTCTGCAGGATAAGGAAGGCAGTACCACTCCATATCCACCCAGTCGTAGTTGCGAACCTTTTCCACGTACTTTACGACAGTGGGACTGACCATCTCTTCGTCTCGAAAGATTACCTTTACCGGACCAAGGCCTCGCTCTTCATGTATTTCTTTTGCTAGATACAGAATCGCAGTGGAGTCTTTCCCTCCAGAGAACTGTACGCAGACAGTGTCGAAAGTGTCGTAGACGTGCCGTATTCTCTGTCTTGCAGCGTCAACGCAGGACATATCAAGAAATAGGCGCTGACGAGTCATTTAGTATCTTGCGATTTGAGTGAGGCGTGATACCTCGGCACGAAGCTCGTTGTTCTCGCGCATCATGTTTTCGGCTACGCCTTTCCAGTACGTGGCCTCAGAGATGCGAGTATCGAGCGCCTCCAAAACTTCAGCGCACTCAGCCGGCGATACTTTTCCTTTGCCGAGAAGGTATCTGCATTTTTGTTCTATGGTCTGTTCCATTGGTAATCCTATATTTCTATGTGTTGGTCTATGAAGTCGATTAGTTTTTCAGCCATTGTTACGCCAGCAATAGCTGGGTCAGCCTTGAGCCATTTCATGAATTCATACCATCGTGCTTGTTGGTCTGTATTGTCAAACACGATTGTGTACTGAACAACAGCTCTTGGTGCGGACCCAGGGGCTATTGTTGTTGAGCCCCTAATGACAGCATCGTTTTGATTCATGCCTGGCATTATGTCGATTCTTTGTTTCCCGTCTCCTGTTTGGGTTACCGAAACAACATTTCTGTCCATTTCTGGTGCGTCCTTAACTGGAACATCTTCATCAGAATCTTCATAGTCGGAAAACTTGTCAAGTCGAGAACTGAATCCGTTCCCGTAGTCGGAATTAATTACAGGGGCCATAAATCCTGCTCCGGGCTCAATAACCCGATTGTCTTCTCTGATAAAGCGTTGTTCGATTTCGGCTGTTGAGAATTCATCCCAACCCAGTCCGGTTAAAAGTTCTGGATAGAAGTCGACCATTTCTAAAACAAACTCTTCAAGAAGTTCTGGCTCGGTGTATCCGAGTTCCATTGTTCGGTTGTCAGCGATAGCAAAAGCCATAGCCCTAGTGTCATCAACGTCATACTGGACAGCGGCTATTTTGTCCCACCCAAGCAGTTTTGCTGCTTCTAGCTGATGGTTACCAGCTATTACGGTTGCTGTACCGTCCTTGTTGGGTCTTATCACTATTGGCTTAATTTGACCGAACTCGGCGTACGAAGCCATAATCGCATTAACGTCTCCTCTGCGTGGATTGTTATGAAGGGACTCTAGAAGATTTATATCAAAAGCTAGAGAAGTTAAGGATTCGTGTATTCCATTAGCCATGCTTATACCTGAGACCTTACGTTAGCGTTAAGCGTTCTTATTGCATCCATTGATGCACGAACGGAGAACAGTTTTTCTCTTTTAGATTTAACCAGAGCCTCGGCACACTTGTATTCAAAATGCTCTTGGTCTAATTTGTAATCAGCCCATGCTTCGCGCTCTTTGATTGAACCCTTAGCTGACAGGTATTCTCGTGCCCAGTTAGCTTTGTAAAAAGCTTCCTTTTTGGCCATGTCCATGGACAGAGATTCAAACTGTTCTGTTTCCTCTTCCAAAGAGTCCATTAAACGAATCAATTCTTGTTCAATGTCAACTTGGCTTATTGGGGAATTTCTCATATTTTTATTCACACCTATTCTTCTAGTGGAGACCAGTCTACTTTGTCAAGTGCAGAAAGTTGCTCTTTTGTCCAGTCCCATTGTGAATCTATTCCTAGGCGAACCATACCCATTCGTTCAAGAACCCACGCATCACATTCGTCATTGCCGGAGGCTCCACTGAAGATGATTCCAGTCTTTGCTGAGATGGCAGAAATGACTTCTCCCTTTGATGCATTTCCTCTTCCAGTTGCAAACTTTGCACGACAGGTGGGCGGGATTTCAACAATAGGAATATTGCATTCAAACAGCGTCATCCGGATGCAACCACCGAGTTCGCCAATACTGAATGCTTGTCCACTTCGGGAAGCAAACGAGTAACCCTCAATCAGAACGCAAGCAATTTCGTTTTCCAAGCACTGATGCAATACTTCCTTCGTAACATCAGACAAACGCTCCGCACCTCGTGTCTTGGGACGGATAACACTAGTCGTTCCGTTCATAGATATGCCCGTGGATGTCAGGGAGAGGTCGAGACCCATGAGGCGCATAATAAATCTGACTATAGCAAAGAAATACAAAGGCAGGCAGTCGCGTTATTGCCGCGCCAGCCTGCCCATGTACCTATAATGTCCCCAGGTAGCGATTCTAAGGAGTGATTAAATAATACATTCATTCCCATGAATGTTTTGCTAGTCCTAAGGAAAAAGCTAAAGAAGGCTCTTCACCAATCCTGGTATGACACGCTCTGCAGACTGTTACCAAGTTTTCTTCGTCAAGTATTGACCCGCCTTGAGACCTTCTTATTAGCTCATGCACATCAACGCTGTTTTTGTGAATAAATGTTGTCAAGCCGTCATGTTTGGCAAAAACTGGACACGCAAAGCAAAGAGGAAACTCGGCAAGCATAGAAGAAACTATTTTGCGTCTCTCAACATAAACCTGTTCCGTTTTTTTGCTTCTTTTTGGGATTGGTTTAGTCCCTCGGTTTAGTGAGGTTCGTTTTAACGGTGTTCGCTTTAGTGGTTTCCTTGGCTTCATCTAAGCTAAAGAATACAGCACTAGAGGTTGTCGTTGTTTATAGAATCAAAAGTCCACTTACTGTCAAGGCATTCCCACAAAGAACGGTCGATTGCCGTATCTTCCAGGTCAAAGTCTCTCATTAGTGTTCTATGAGCGATGATTGCTCTTCTGTAGAAATCGACCTCCTTCCACCCGTCTTCCAGAGTGGATTCGCCAGTCTCAATCATTACGCAAACTTCGTCAAGCCGACGGTCAACATGGTACTTAAACCTGTTTATTCGTGTTGCTTTTTCGTTGTAATAACGCTGTGTCTCGTCATTGAGTTTTTTAAACTTGAAGTCCAACGAAGAGTATCGTTTTTGGTCAGATTCACTATCTGCCTCAATACTTTCTATTTGTCTTTGAAGGTTTTCGGACAGGGCAAGCAAAGCTCTTTTCCATCTATCCCAGTTTTCGACCAGCCTGAGCTCCGCGCGCTCCAAAGGGGTAACTTTGTTTTTTACCTCTTCGGCGACCATGCGAGCAAAAGTGTCATCATTCCATCTTGAGTTCATATATTTTTTGGGTCACTGCCACGCAGGGCATATTTTCTTAAACCCACACCAGTTACATAAAATGGTTTTGTTGGGTTCAAAATATCCATT